CTAGATGATATTGTAGAGACAGAAGATACAGTGCTATAAGTTATAAGAACTGTGTGGGTGCTATGTGTTAATTAGCACCCCCTATTTTATGTGTGTTGGTGTTAGTGTATCGCCAGTTATTTGTGTGGGTGTGTGTTATTTTGTGGGGGGCGTGCGAAAAAAACCAAACTACCCTAACCTACAGAGGTGACAAATTGACATAGAGATATAGAGATATAAAAAAAATTTTGCCTAAAAAAAATTGCCCATGAAGTTTTTCATTCTATTACCTTTCAGGATATTTAACTTTTGTATGTGGACTGCCCTTGGAGTAATTGCAGTGAGCATATATAAAGTGTTTAATTGCTAATATTATGGAGACAACCAGTTATCACATATATGCAAGAGACAGAGTATTATATTGCAATTTAAGTGAGGAAGATTTTGAGGAGAAATGGCAACTACTGAATGTCATGGTAGGATTGCTAAAGACAGATTATACTGAGAGAGACTTATCATATATTAAGTTAGGTCCCAAAGCAGGAGTTGGAGGACCAGGTAGGGTTATCTACAAACATAAGTGGGAAGAGGATTCTTATTGACATATACATAATATCACTGTATAATGTATGTGAAGGTATTACGAACTTATGGCAAAAGGATTTACTGTGAAAGCAGCAGCACCTAAACCCAAGGCAGAGGATTGGGATTATGATGCAATCAAGGAGAGAATGAAAGGTAAGACAATAGTATTCTGTTTACCTGGTAGAGGATGTAGTTATATCTTTCTGAAGAACTTTGTACAACTATGTTTTGACATGGTACAGAATGGTATGTCTATTCAGATTAGTCAAGACTATTCTTCAATGGTGAACTTTGCTAGATGTAAGGTATTGGGTGCAAATGTACTCAGAGGACCAAAGCAAGTACCTTGGGATGGTAAATTAGAATATGACTATCAGTTATGGATTGACTCTGATATTGTCTTTACCACAGAAAAGTTCTGGCAACTTTGTGACATGGCAATTCCTGCAGAGGGTGATGAGCGAAAGATCTCAGCAGGTTGGTATGCTACTGAAGATGGGACAACCACCTCAGTTGCTCACTGGTTAGAGGAAGATGATTTCAGAAAGAATGGTGGCGTAATGAATCATGAGACTGTAGAGTCTATCAGTAAGAGAAGAAAGCCTTTCACAGTAGACTACACAGGTTTTGGATGGGTCTTGATTAAGAAGGGAGTCTTTGAGAATCTACCTTATCCTTGGTTTGCACCCAAGATGCAAGTGTTTGAGTCTGGGGCAGTGCAGGATATGTGTGGAGAGGATGTATCATTCTGCTTGGATGCAATTGAGCAAGGTGAGGAGATTTGGTGTGATCCAAGAATCAGAGTGGGTCATGAGAAAACAAGGGTTATCTAGGGAGCCTCTCATGACACTATCAAAACAAGTGCAAGACTCACTGGATGATGCACAAGAAAACTTAAGAAATGCTCTTGCTTTTAGTGCAAGAAGTGAGGAACCATATGTGAGCAAACACATTGCTGACCTGATGCATTCCATAGAAAACATTAAACATGTCACCAATCTATTGGCGATATCTGAAAAAGTAATGAAAGATCTGGAGGATCAAGACTAATGCCAATTCGTAAATCTCTCTCTGGTAATGACTTTGTAGAGAGCATACCCAAGAAAACTAGTCAAGGATATGGTAAGCACACCAAGTATGCTGCTACCAGTTCTAACAAAGCAAAGAAAAAGTATAGGGGGCAAGGAAAGTAATGAGTTCACTCATCTGTAATCTCCCTGCCATTGAGGTATGGGTAAGAAAGGAGTATCTAACTGACTTCAAACATGGTTTTGGTGAATTTACAAAGGGCGTCTGGGTATCTGCTAAAAGCATGCCTGGACGTGCTTTTTATTTTGAGACATATTTACCAGAATATGCTGCAATGTTTGACAAGTTACCTATCAGTGCATTCTTAACTGATCCTGAGATACCAGATCCTGATATGAATCTGTTTAATCTACAGTTTTGGAACTGCATGGACTATGGGGTCACAGCAATCCAAAAGCAATTTATAGGTTCTATGTCATATGAATTGTACACAAGGGATCATGGGACCATGAAAGGCACTTATGTTGCCACTCTGGATAACTATCATGACAACCCTGACTTTGTAGATTACTCTACAAGTGAAACACCTGCAGAACATAAGTCACATAACCTCATTGAACTTGATAATGGACAGTATGCACTGTACCCAAACAATAGAATGAGAATATATGATAATAGTATTACACCTAAAGAACCTAAACAACCTGACTTTAAGGTGTCTACACAGTATTATCAGGTAGAAAATGGTAGAGAGTATGATGGAATGGGTGATCAGGATGATTATTTCTGGAAAATAGCAAAAGAACGTGAATAAATAACTTATATTTACTGTAGTTTCATGCCTGTAGAAAGGGTTAGTAGGGGATTTAAGGACCTGAGTATGACATTTCAGGTCAATCCTATCAATTCAGACTTGATCGCAACTAAAAATGAGACTGCTATTGCTCGTTCTGTAAGGAATTTAGTAATTACTAGACCTGGTGAAAGATTTTTTAACCCAAATCTTGGTTCCAGAGTCTATGAATTGCTATTTGAGAACATGGATGACATAACTGCTTCTCTAATTGAGGATGAAATTAGGGATACCATTGATAATTATGAACCACGTGTAAAATTAACATCAGTAAAAGCAACTGCTGACTTTGAAGGTAATGCTTTTAATATTAATATTACATATAACATCATAGGAATTGATGCTCTTCCTCAACAATTAGCATTTGCACTACAGTCAACTAGATAAATGGCACTAGTTAATTTCACAAATCTAGATTTTGACCAAATAAAAACTTCTTTGAAGGATTATTTGAGATCAAATTCTGAATTTACTGACTACGATTTTGAAGGATCTAATCTTTCCACCATACTTGATGTATTAGCATACAATACTTACATCAATTCCTACAATGCTAACATGATTAGCAATGAGGTATTCATTGATAGTGCTACTTTGAGGGAAAATGTAGTAGCTTTAGCAAGAAATATTGGTTATACACCTAGATCTGTTACTTCTGCAAAGGCATTAGTTTCATTTTTTGTAGATACAACTGGATTTACCACTAAACCTGTTACACTTACACTTAAAAAGGGTATAGTTGCTACTTCTGCAGCTACTTTTGGGTCAGAAAGTTACTCATTTTGTGTTCCAAGTGACATTACAGTGCCTGTGGTTGATGGAATTGCTACTTTTGGTGATGTTACCATCTGTGAAGGGGCATTTTTAACTTCAAATTTTGTTGTTTCTGCAGAAAACCCTGCACCACCATCAAGATACATCCTTCAGAACCCAAATATTGACACTTCTACCCTAGAAGTTCAAGTTCGTGAGACTCAAGCAAGCACTTCTTCTAAAAAATACGTATTTTCAGATACTTTAATAGAGGTTGACTCTTCTTCATGTGTATATTTCATTCAAGAAGTAGAAGATCAGAGATATGAACTCATTTTTGGTGATGGTGTCTTTGGTAAAAAGTTGGAATCACTTAATTTCATTGAAGTTTCATATATTACAGCTACTGGATCTGCTGCAAATGATATTTCTGCATTCTCATTCAATGGTAGAATAGTAGATAACAATAATAACCTAGTAAGTAGTGGAATTTCCATATTCACAACTGTAAGTAGTTCTACAGGTGGTAAAGAAATTGAATCTGTAGACTCAATTAAGCGTTATGCTCCTAAAATATACTCTACATTCAATAGAGCAGTGACTGCAGCAGATTATGAGGCACTCATACCTAAAATATACCCTGAAACTGAGTCTGTATCAGTTTTTGGAGGTGAAGATTTGGTTCCTCCAAAGTATGGGAAGGTTTTTATCACTATAAAACCCTTTTTTGGACCTTTTGTCCCAGATGCAATCAAAAATAACTTAAATAACATTTTAAGAAAATATTCTGTTGCTGGAATAGTCACTGAAATACAAGATTTGAAATTTTTGTTTATTGAAGCTGATATTAATGCATATTATAACCCAAGTTTGACTCAAAGTGCAAATTCTCTTAGAACACAAATATCCAACAATATAACTGCATATGCAAATTCATCTGAATTGAATAAATATGGCGCAAAATTCAAATATAGTAAATTTCAAGCAGTTGTTGATAATACAAGCAATTCTGTATCATCAAATATCACAAAAATTCAAATACGTCGTGATATGAAACCTGCTTTGAATACAAATGCAGAATATGAGTTATGTTTTGGTAATTCATTCTACATAAAGAGCATGAAAGGTTATAATATTAAGTCATCTGGATTTACAGTGTTTGGACAACCAACAACTGTCTTTTTAAGTGATCTTCCTAATGCAGATAGGAAAACAGGCAACCTGTTTTTATTCACATTGGAATCTAGAGGAACTCCCATTATAGTTTCTGGGAATATAGGCACAATTGATTATGAAAGAGCAGAAATATTACTAAAACCAATTAACATAATAGGAACATCTAAAAAAGTACAAGATATACCAATTATAGAAGTTTCTGCATGTCCTAAATCAAATGATGTGATTGGATTGAAAGATTTATATCTACAATTAGATGTTAGCAATAGCACCATTGATATGGTTGCTGATAATGTTGAATCAGGAGATGATAGATCAGGAGTTAATTACACAGCTACCTCAAGTTATGTGAATGGTGATTTAGCAAGATTGACTGAAGCAGAGAGACAAAATATCACTCTTCTTTCCTCAGATACATATGTGTTAGGGGGTACTAATTTAGAACTTTTAGGTGGAACTAATACCACATCTTCATCCTCTTCTTCTACATCAATATCATCATATTAATCTCATTAGCAGGAAATTAACACAACTATAAAATGTCAGAAAATACAAGAGTCAAAATTAGTTCAGTTGTTAAAAATCAACTGCCAGATTTTATAAGAGCAGATTTTCCTCTTGCTGGTGAATTTTTAGATCAATATTATACTG